ATGGAATTTCACGCTAATAAAGAAAGTCGCACGCTTTCTGGCCAAGGGGCGAGAACCTTGGTAGCTAGTGCAACCCCGAGTGATCTTTATGATACTCACATTCGTGATCTATACGATACGAATTTTAGCCAAGCATCGATGACAGGTGATATTTTATATCAGCCTAAAAGATGTAATGGCTTGGATGGTGGTAGTGATAAGAAAAAGAAAAAAGTGACGTGGAAGAAAGAGAAAGCTGGTGTAGTTTTACAACTACAAGGTGGAAAACGTCATGGTCAATATCTTTTAGTCAAAGGTCGAGATTATGATGTTAAAGGTAAATGGGGATTCCCGAAAGGTCAACTAGAAGGAGATGAAACTCCTTTGAATTGTGCTTATAGGGAATTTAAAGAAGAAACAGGTCAGGAATTGGATACAACTAGTGGAATAAGTTTTACTTTGGAAACAACTGATTGTGTTTTTTATTATGTAAGGTATCGGTTACCTTACTTTTGTGTCGATATTAAAATCGACGGTAAAGAAATTATAGATTACAATTTCTTTACATTACAACAAATTAGGAATATGCGAAAAGATATTAATCTTTATACACGCATGTTCTTTGATCAGGAGGGATTTATCGCTCCTGTTAACGAGAGGAAAGTTTTAACTAATTTTCCTCTACCACGATTGATGGAAATTATTTATGAAATTGAAAATACTACATTTGAAGCTCAAATGGGATTTGGAAAACAAGTTGATAATGATTGCCAATTTAATGAATTAATTCAATATATTACAAGTTATGGTGAAGAAGATTCTTCTTCTGATGAAGAAGAATTTTTTATACCATTTATTTGTAAAATTAAAGACACAATAGTAGAAGATTATCAAATGGGTTATGGTTATTGGATTAATGATCATTGTCCGAGTATGTATACAATACATACTCATGGTTGTGATGAAAATTGTACGGGGTGTTATCCTGGTAATTCTAGCGCAATAGATTATTTGGATGAGCGTGTACGTTGGTATTGGTATGATCAACACTATTATGAAACATATGATATTTGTACTTGTGATGCAATTGAATTGTGTGATATGCATTATAAAGAATATTGTGCAGGATACGAGAGTCAAATGGTTACACTGCTGGAAAAACCTAGTAACGAAACACTTCAAAATATTGAACAACAGGCGGTTTCGACTGTTCAATATTCGCAGGTAAATATACTAGGTCCATTAGAAGCTCAACTTTTAAAAACTAATAAATTTATATCTAAACAAAAAGGCTATAGTAAATTTTATAATCCAGAAATTAAAGAATTCCAATTACAACAAAAACAAAAAACAAAAAATAATAAGGAAATATTTGATACTTTTGGGAATGGTGTAATATATTGTACAAATCTTAGAAAATATTTTAAAACATTACGACATGGAGAAAAACGTAGAGTATTACAACAATTATTATGCAAAATCAATTATAATATGGATACAACTTATTTACGAAATGATAAAGATGACTTTATGTATATAATACGATTATTAAAACAATATAAACTTAAATATACTTGGACGGCACGTAAATTCGAAAAATTTGTAGCACAAGGGTTTTTTGATATGATTATTCCAACAACAATTAAAGATACTATACAAAATGCGAATGATACAATGAATAAAGTGAATGATGCAGCAGATACTGTTACTTATATTGGAAATATGATTAGCAATTTGAAAGGAATGTTAGTTCCTTTCGCTGGTGGTGTATGGTCGGCGATGTGTAAAGTGTTTATACAATTTATCTCTGCAGGTTATTTATTATCACAAAAATGTAATCAAACTGTAACAAATGTTGCAGCAATAATTATGGCGACTTTAAGTGGAATGGTTCCACTTAATGATCTTATAGATCAGCTGATTCTAGCGGTTAAGGCGGTCGTTATGGTTACAGCTCAAGCTCCGGGTGTAAATTTGGTGGTGGCAATTGGAAATATATTTGTATATTTATTTAAAAGTATATTTTCAGTGGTCGATAGTGCAGCAACAGCAAAATTTAACATTCATCTAGAAATTATTACAAAAATAAATAAAGCAATAATGGGAATGAAAAATATAGTCGATATGTTTGTAACTATTATATCTAATATATTTGAATATTTTGGCGATTATTTAATTGGATATTACGGATATTTACCATCATTTTTAAGAGGTGGTGGTGAAGAACTTGAGAATCTTGTAGAACAATATAAAGAATTTGAATTATCGAATTATTCGGTGTCTGCTAGTAGTAATGCAGCGCATGCGAATTTTGTGGTTGACTTACATACTAAACTAATGAATCTTGAAGAACAAATGCTAAAATCCACATTAGTCAAAAAAGATAGAATTATAGCATTACCTTATATACGAACCATGAGATCTAAAGTCAAAGAAGTGGTCGACAATTTACCCCCGCAGTTAAGAAATATGAGTGTCGGTAGAAGGAGTAAACCCTTCTGGTTAGGAATTGTTGGTGAACCCCGAATTGGAAAAAGTACATGGCTTCAAAATTTTATAATAACAATGTTAGCAAAACAACAAAAATTGGTAACGAAATTTCAGGATCCTTCCGTCTATGCGTTTACGCGAACGTGTGGTGCTGAGTTTTGGGATGGTTATGCGCAGCATCCAGTGCTATTGTATGATGATTTGTTCCAGGTGTACGCTGATGAACAGACTGTAATGCGAGGAATTGATGAATTGACAAAAGTAGTAAATGATGCAATCTATCAATTGAATATGTCCCAAGCACAAGAAAAGAAAGGACATTATATGGTTAGTAAAATAGTTATTAGTAATATGCAAAATGATTTTGTTGGACAAAAATATATAAGTGATAAATGTTTATCTGCTGGATTGCATTTATACGCGAGACGAAACGCAGTTGTTAAATTGCATGTTAATCCCAAATATATGACACCTCAAGGTATCGTAAATTCGGACTTTATGAAAAATAGTATAAATTGGAATGAAGGTGATCATCTCATATATAAAATAATACCAAAAGACGCTTATAGTTTAGAATTTTTTAATCCCAAAGATGGTTCAAATCAGATCGTTCCATCTTCTACTCCTTGGGTTGAAAATGGTATTACTTATAACAATCGAGTAAGTGTACCAGAAGGCCTTTTATATATATTACAATTGTCAGATAAATTTTTTTCTGCTGGAATGGACATTGGTGCACTAGTTAATGATGTGTGTCAAGAATACTTTCTAGCTCAAATGTATAATCCTATTGAATCTTTGGCTGGATCATATGCCAGCGTAGCTAGTTATAATGCAGAAATGAATTGTGTATCTCCTACAACTATGGAATGCTTTACGTGTGATTATACGGGAGATGCTCGAGAATTAGAAAAGCATTATGATACAGCCCATGGTTATTATGGTCAATGTAAATTTTGTATATATCGAACACCTGAAATATCTAATCTTATTCAACATATATATCAGTATCATAAACTCCCTTGTGTGTACTTAGAAGATTTTAAAATGTATTGTAAATATTGTGATAAATACACTGATATATTAGATGGGCACAAGTGTATGGGCCAAGTTTTATGTGATAGTAAAACGTTGGTTCCATTAGTTAGAGATGCTCAAGTATATGCTGGCAGGTATATCGATTATTTACGTGTACCTGTCTCTATTGTAGATAATAAAACTATACAATTATTTAATGACACTCTCTTGAGAAATGAAAAAATGGAATATGTAAATTATATTGAAACTTTGTGTAAAAAATGCTGTGATAATTATTATGATATGCTTGTATATAATGAAGAAGCATATGGTCCCGTTATAAGAAAATTAAGTCATGCAGATCATGTACATGCTGAAACATGGGAAGAATTTATTTATGAACAACCAATACAGATAGAATCTTTTGCAGATAAAGCTAAAAAAGTAATTCAGACCTACTTATTTAGTTGGAGAGAATTTATGAAATCTACTACCTTTGTAGCTATTGGCGGAATAGTCGCAATCGCGGCGGTGATTGGTGTAGTTTGGAGTTTTACGAAACCGAATGAGTCACTAGAAACGCATGCTGGTTCTAGTCACAAAGATGCTCGTAGAGCAAAAAATACACGATTAAGAAGTAAAGGGAAAAATAAACAGTCACGATATGGAGTTGATAGTATACACGAGATAGATAATCGACCAGTGAATATAGGTCACGGATACAAAGCTGAGTTATATAATAATAGTAATGTAACTTTGGAACAAACAGTAGCTCGAAATATAGGTATAATACAATTGGTGTTAGAGGATACAGGCGTGAGAATGATAAAAGAAGCGGCTGTAGCTTTCGTTAATTTGTGGGGTAGTGTTTTTGCTATTCCACGGCATTTTGCCATACGAGTCAAACAATTGCAAGATATATATATTGAGAATAAAAAACAGATAAAAATTTCCTTAAGTTTAACATGGTCGCGTCCAGCTCGAGAACATATTGTACCATATGAAGATATTGTATTTATAGATCCTTTAGAACAATTAGAAGATAGTGGGCATTTAACTGATGTAATGTATTTTTATGTTCCTGGGTTGGCTTCAGGGCGTGATATTACTGGACATTTTGTGAGTATTGATGATGAGGTAAATTTATATGGGTCGTATTTGTATGGGCATAGAAGTGCAGTTGAAGATAAAACCATACAATTATTGAATGTGTCAGATGTCGAATTATTAGAAAAAGAAATGACTTATTTTATGACCGCAGCACCAGATCCTTTATTTAAATTGCAGATAAATCAAAAGAAATTAACTATTCCCCAATTTTACTGGTATCGGTCGACGACTATTGGTGGAGATTGCGGTATGTTGTTAATGCATACCGATCAGAAAATCCAGCGCAAGATATTGGGTATACATGTAGCTGGTAGTTCTGTTTCTGGTATTAGTAATCCTATGTACAAAGAAGATTTAGATGATTTAAGAGAATTATTGAAAATAAACTTTGAATGTCAAGCTTGTATATATAAACCAATAGAAGAATTAATCAATTATAAAGATAATTCTGCTAATCCCACTTTTGCGAATGAAATTGTGTCATTAGTTGATTCTAATGGTATAATTAAAAGTGTTTTGGTAGAAGAGAATGAATTTTATATACGTCCAAATATTCCTACACGAACAAGTATAGTTCCTAGTGTTATGTACGATACTTTAAATAAAGAACTAGGAGCACCTTATACACAACCCGCACGTTTGGCACCTTTTGAAAATAGAGATGGTCAGATAATCTCTCCTTTCTTAAAGGCGTTCAAAAAGATGCAAAATAATTCAAGATATATAGAACAAAAATATAGAAAAGAAATTGTAGATAATATTGTAAGTACTATAATTAATTGGAAATCAACAGTCAAATCAGATTTCACCTTATTGAATGAGTATGAAGTGTTTAATGGCAGACCAGGATTAAATCCTATAGATGTAACAACGTCAGGTGGTTATCCCTTTAAAGTAATGACAAAAGATATTGGTAAAAAAGGTTTTATAAATACTATCAAATCAGATAAAGGTAATATTTATGAACCAACTGAACAACTAAGACGTTTAATGAATAATCGTGAGAATGATGCTCGTATGGGCAAGATAACAGAAACGATATTTCTAGATACTTTGAAAGATGAAACACGAGATATAAGTAAAGTAGAAGAAGGAAAAACGAGGATGTTTCAGATAGGTCCTATGGATTTGCTTCTTCTGACACGTAAGTATTGTGGTGCATTTGTGGCGCATTGTCATACCACATATTTAGATGGAGAAATGGCAATCGGGATAAATCCTTATTGTGATGATTGGGATATAATAGCTCGGAGAATGTTAATTTTTAATAAATTTTTGAATGGTGATTTTTCAAATTATGATTCGACAATAGGATTGAGTATGGCATGGATGATCATTGATATTATTAATGAGATATACGATGATGGCCCAGAGAATAAATTAATTAGAGCTGTATTATTGTTAACTTGTTTTTGTTCTTTTCATATGGCTTATGATGTCATTTATGAGTCTTTGCAAGGTAACCCTTCTGGTTGCCTACTAACTACGATATTTAATTGTCTTGTAAATATGATATTGATACGGTTAGTGTATTTGGAGTGTACAGGATGGAGTTTAAGTGATTTTCACATGCATGTGCGACCCTATTTTTATGGAGATGATAATTTAATTGGCTTGTCAGATACTATTAGTCAATATATTACAATGAGCAGATACGCAGAAATAGTCCGCAAGTATGGTTTCACTTATACTACTACAGATAAAAGTACTATTAGTTTAGATTTTTATTCTTTTGATCAAGTTTCATTTTTAACTAATACTTTCACTTATATTAAGGATCTTGGAGATCGAGTACCTGTACATAAATATTTAGCGTTACTCGATATGGAGACAATCCATGATATATGTTTTTGGTCTAGGAGTGATCCAACGAATATGATCGATCAATTAAATCGTGTAAATATGAGTTTATATTATTTGAGAAATCATGGAAAAGGTATTTTTGAGGTTTACCGACGTGTCTTTATAAAATGTGTGCGAAATGCAAATAAGAAAGGTTTCGTAATTAAAGAGAATGAAGTATGGGATTGGCGTAGAGTTAATCAGTTATATGATAAATCGTCAATCGCTTTCTTAGATCTTCTATCACCCGATGAGAGTATTGGTGATACATTGCTAAGAGACGGAATGGATGTAATTATCCTTAAAAAATCTCTCAATCTGGAACATAATTGTAGTGAACTTCCAGAATTTATAACTACAAACAATCAGATATTATATGCACAAATGGGTTGGGTACCCGAAAAACACCCACAAATAAAGTTAGATAGTTTTGTTTTAATGAATGATAAAACAACACAAACTGGAAGCGTTGCTTTACCAAGGCTTCCTATGAGAATTAAACGATACACAGATAATGTTATTACACAAACTAGAATAATAGTACAATCAGATAATTACTTTTATTTTAGTAATGAACCGTGTAATGCCATAAAAAATGTATCAACACAAACAGATATGTATATAACACAAATGGATGTGGAGACAGTCACCACCTTCGTTGAAGAAAAACCAGTTGTAGATATGAACCCCACACAAGCACCTGAAGTAATGGCATCGACAGCCAAAACAGAAGATTTAGATGCTTTTATAAAGCGCCCAGTTCTTATTGGAACGTATGCCTGGACTGCTGCACAAACGGTTGGCACAAATATTTTTTCTATTATTTTACCGAATGCTATATATAATAACGCGAATTTTCAAGCTAAATTGAATAGATTTGCTTTTTGGGCTCCAGATTTTGAAGTAACTTTGAGAGTTAATGGAACAGGTTTACATTATGGTCGGTTAGTCGCTTTTTGGGCTCCTCAAGCTCAATCGTTGAGTCCCGCTTATTTTAATTATAAGACTGCTTTCACGCACAGGTGGGAACAGATAGATGCTAATAGTACGGAAGATATAACCATCAGAATACCATATACCTACTACAGTGATCAGATAACTGTAGGTAGGTTGTCAGATGATATTGCCACTTTGTATGTCAATGTGGCAGCCCCGTTGAGTATGGTGACAGGAACAGCGAGTAGTATTTTTATAACAGCTTTTGTCAGATGTATAGAACCAAGATTGGCCGGATTTAATTATTATAATGATTATGTGGCTCAGATGGGAATTTATTCAGATGTTGCACGAGAAGGTGGAAAATTCTCAGTCGCTTTAACTAATGCAGTGGGTTTATCATGGATGTCGGCACCTTTGAAGAAGTATTCAGGTTTAGTTGCGAATGTTTTGGAATATTTAGGGTATAGTACACCTGTAAATAAATCGAGTACTATGCCTATGCAGATAATGCAACCAAGATTACAGAAAGTTATTGATAATCCGAACGCGACAAACTTAGCAATAAGTCAAGATTATGCAGTAGAAGATACGATGGCCCGAACGAATGGATATGAGAATGAAATAGATATAGCCACGTTTTGTAGTAGACCATGTTTATTGTATTTAGGACGGATAGCTTCGACTAATGTATCTGGTGATATTTTATATAGCGTGAATTTAACGCCAGGTAATATGGCTTATTATGATTATACTGCGGCACCGGCTTCTCCATTTGCGCCGCTACCTGTGTGTTATTTTGGATGGATGCATCAATATTGGAGAGGTAGTATGAAATTTACGTTGAGTTTTATAGCTAGCAACTTTCATAATTGTCGAGTTCGAATTAATTATATACCATATAAGACGAGTAATTACCCAAGTGTAACAGAAATTACGGGAGGAGATACTGAGAATTTAGTATTAGATTTGTCCGTAACGAGCGAAGTTAGTTTTACTATTCCTTACATGCAAACAACAGATTGGCGATCTACGAATGTTATAGATACTCAGGAAAGTACGAATGGCACACTTCAGATACAATTAATTAATCCGTTGACTAGTGGGTATACTACAGTTAATCCTATTTATTATCAATTATTTATGAGTATGTGTGATGATTTACAATTTAGTTGTCCTTCCTTAGAAGCTACGAATGGAGAATATTATATAGCAGAAATGGGAACACGAGTTAGTAATGTACAAAGAACTTATGCATGTAGTATGACGTGTTTGCAAAAGGCTCCAGCTGTTTGTTTAGGAAAACCATTAGCGCATTTGAGTGGTTGTCGAGATATGACTAATATAGTACCGTCAGTTTTGTCATTGGCAAAGATGGCAACGTATTTTGAGACTCGTGATTTAGATGTAGCAGCAATAGAAATTTGTCCGTGGACCCAGTGGGCGGTGAAAGATTCTGGGACAAGAGGTAGCTTATTGGGAAAGGGCTATCTTGGAAAAATGGAAGCAATTTTCAGATATAAAAAAGGAGGTTATAGATTAACAGTCTTACCTATAACTTCAATAGAGAATGGCGTAGTAAAAGTTGGATATAGACCGAAGGCGGGTTCCGCTCAGATATGGAATCCTACTCCGACAACTTCACAAGTAGCTTTTAGTGCTGGAATGAGTTATCATAATGTACTTTCTCGAAACCCCATAGACGTAGTAATCCCGTATAATGCAATTTGGAAATGTATTTGTAACGCTATATCTATATACTCCAATAGAAGTAATTATTGGACTCCTTCCGTAGTGATTTACGGAACAGGTGGATCCGACAGTGTCGACACCTATATCAGCGCAGCTGATGATTATCGCCTAATGTTCCAATTAGGCATCCCCGTAGTGAGTTTATAAGCTTGTAAAAACTCACTTAATCAAAGAATGACAAGCCGTTGCGATTTGCGTTAAAAGATTTTAATTATAAATATGAGAATTATTGTTCAACATATATCAGATAGAGTATATGTGCTTACTATGTGTTGGGCAGTGATGTCCAACACTTTGAAGAAAAAACATCAGATATTAACAGTTTTTAATAGGTTTCTCTCACTCTTCCTATGAATCTTCATGAGTGTTGTAAGGCGTTTAGTAGAAAAACGAGGTCCGAGGCCACGCGGAGTACGATCGAGGGTACAGCACACTAACATCAATTATGTTAATATAGTAACAGGAGTTTTCATCCGGCATTGTACATGGCTCGCACGGTTTCTCCTTTTAATCCACTAAAGAACATCTTACTAAC